GGGGTCAATGCGTTAATTTGAGAAGTTGTATGTACGTTTAGACTGCTCATTATGCGCTGTTGTTGTTTCTTTCATAGGTTAGATAGGTTCGTCAGGAGTCCACTCGTCAGTCCCTAGTATCGCAAGTATCTCGGAGTGTGTGTACTAGCTGAGTGCCACTGATTTGAGTGTTGAGTCAGAAGCTCCAGCAGTTGTAATAGCTACATAAATTTTAAAAGTATCAGTAGCTAAATACAATTCTCCCTTAGTGGCCTCCTTTGCAAACTTCGTCTTATTAGCATCCGTCCCTGTCTTAACAGCGATGGAGTAATCCTTGCGTCCTAACTTTTGCTGTGCCATGACTTAGGAGGCTGTACCAGCGTTGATGCAAGGTGAGGATGGGCGGAGGCGTAGGTCGCCATTTGCGGAGTCTACGAATAATGGGTCTACAAATATGTTATCTGTCCCTCCACTACTTATTCCTGTATTACTGAAGCAGTTATTAGAATTAGTTGCGGGTGTGTGATATAAAACTTCAGTCCCACTAGTGCCTACAAATATATTGTTTTTAAAAATTGAAGGCGAGAGAGAGGTGTAAGTGTGGGTGTAAAGACGAGTTCCAGCAGAACCTACCTTAACTATTGTATTTCCTGAGATAGTAACGGCATCAAAATACGCAAAATGACCACCTACCAACATACCGTAAGTTCCTGAAGCTCCAACCTGGATTACTGAATTTGTAACAGTTAAAATATTATCTGGTCCTGTCGAAGAATTTAATCCTTCAGCAGCAAACATCCCACGAAATGTACTGCTTCCGTAAGTGTTTGCTGATATATCTATTACACATTTATCAACTGTTATTGCCTGTGATCCCATGATGAGACCCATGTGTCCTAGAGTTGTCGATTTATTATGTGTGATTTTGAGAGTCTCTATTATTAAGTCATAACTAGCACCCTGAAGGTTAATTATTCCACCCATGTATTCTCCTGTGGTATTCAAGATTGCCTCAGTAGATTCTCCAACTAGGTGCAAAGTATCAGCAGTCCCGCCTAGTGAAATAGAAGAACTTGTACTGCTTCCACCTAAGTCGCTTTGTGGGACATTATGGCTACCGTTAAGAACTGCGATTACAGTATTGTTGCTTGTAACTGCCGAAATTGCAGTTGCCATCGATGTGTAAGGGTTAGCAAGAGTACCTGAGTTTGTGCCTCCGTGATTAGAGTCGTACCAGATTGCAGATGGATATTTTGATTGAATGTTTGATATAGACATAATTTAAGTTTCCTAATGTGGGTTAAGCGATTGAACCGCCTGAGATTAAAAGTGGTGATGGGTTTGCTCCGATATCGGGAGCGTTAAAGCCTTGTCTAATAGGTAATCCATTTGCACCTAAGTTATCTGAGTCTCCTGTTATAACTGAGTAAGTTTCACTCCCACTTACTACTTCAATATCAGGCTCAATGCCGTCCTCAACTACAGAGAAACCCACAGCTATATTGTTTACACCTAGTGAGTTAAGTAGTTTTAAATTACCTGCCTCGTCAGAAATCAACATCACTGAGTTACTCGGATTATCTACTACTAAGAAAGATTGATTTGGATACGCTCCGATGTGTGGATTGTCTGTGCCTCTTAATTCTGCATCCCCGACTACAACATTCTGAAAAGAACAAGTACCATCTCCATCTTCTCGTAAAAATTTAGTAGCTCCTGTTTCTCCTGTTGAAGCAACTCCAGTGCCTTCAACCGCGGGTAAGTTAGTTAACTGTGATCCATCGACTGCCGGTAATCCTGTCGCATCGAGTGCAACTACATCACCATTCGAGGTGCCAGTGTCTGCAACTGCTGCTGTACCAAGTCCACTAACATCTGCACTACTAAGTGTTACTGTTCCAGTCCTACCTGCTACCGATTGAACAGGAGCTAGAGTCATTAGGTTAGTAGCGGTTACCTTTTTAGTAGTAGGTGTACCTGCGACATCGTCAACGATTGCCATTACATCGTCTCCTGCTGGAGTCGATAGGTTATCTAATTCTGTAAATTTTTTATTAGCCATGTTTTTAAATTAAAGTTCAAATATTAGTGCATCACCAGCTTCAGTAACCAACGGTTCACTTAGTTCTGTGAGTAAAGATTTAGCTTCATGCGCAAACTTCCTCCATACGGATCCGTCATAAAGTTTTACTGCGTTAAGATCGGAATCGACAACCAGGTCTCCCGAGAGTGGGGTCAATGCGTCAATTTGAGAAGTTGTATATACATTTAAATCGCTCATTATGCGTCGTTGTTATAAGTTTGCCAATCAGTACCGTCGAAGATGTAGAGATCGTAGGTATCTGTTCCGAACATGATAGTACCGGTAGCATCTGATGTTCTCAACCGGATGTTTGCTTCGGTATCTCCCGATGCATTATATTCTGCGAGTGCGGATATTACGGACGCATTTACAGTGTCGATATCGCTTACAGAAAAGACTCCTCCGTCGGCTACATAGATTGCATTGGTATCGGTTGCTACTGCGACTGTTCCATTTGCCGGGCTGGCCGTAGCTAAGATATTGGCTGCGGTATCACTAACTGAAACGGTGACATCGGCTATAGTAGAAACAAAATTTCCATAACTTCCAATCTGGGCTTCCAATGCAGAAATCTGGGCTTTTTGCGCGACTTGAGTTTCTGCGGTAGGAGCGGGAACAACGAGTTCTCCCGTTATTGTGCCTCCTGCGAGATTAAGTTTTTCTGCGAGTTTAACATTAACTGCGCCACCGATTTGAGATAGAATGTTAGCCATAAAAAAGTGTGTTAGAGCGGGTGAAGTACAGGTCTGATAATCCTATAAAAGATTGAGTTCTTCAATCGGTTGCGGTGTAAAACTTTACTCGTCCTCTAAGGCAGCAAGAAATTCGCTAACTTGCAGATTATCAGAGAGTTCCTTAAATGTGTTCAGAGATACAGGAGCGTTCTCGACCACTTCTGTAACTTCCTGAGTATTTGTATCTACCTGATTTTGGATGATCGCAGCCTCTTCCCGAGTCATAAATAAATCAATTACTCGGCCAACATTTGCATTTACACTGGTTATCGTGTTCGGGTTATCATTTGCACCAGCGCTGTTATGTACGGATATATCGCCCATCGTTATTCTTCTTCCTTAAATCGGTGCCAATCCGTTCCGTCGTGAACTGCGAGGTAATCCACATCTTCTGCGAATTTAATATTGTCATTCCCGACCGGTGCTGAATTTACGAAATTATATTGGCTCGCTTCCAATGGTGCGATGTTAAATTCCCATACGAATTTATGCCAAAGACTTTGGGTTGCGACCCAGATATAAAGAGTGTGAGTGCTTTCATTATAAGCTACCAAACCATCGGGAGCGGTATTTTGTAATGCAAAGATTTCAGCCTCGGTATCGTACGAATTCCCGAGATAGGGAGAGATGTTAAAAAAGTCTACAATAACGGCATCCAACGACCCAGGACCTGCGACCGGAGGGGCAACACTTGCACCCAATGAACTTGGGCCTGTACTCGGAATAACAACGGTTGCACCTAATGAGCTTGGGCCAAAGTCAGGTGGGTCAACGGCTAGGGTTAAATTCCCCGGGCCGGTAGATGGAACCTTTACGGTTGAGACTAAAGTGCTTGGTCCTTGAGCTGGAGCCCTGACGCTTGCTCCCAAAGAACCTGGGCCGAAGGTCGGAGGATTAGGCGGAGGCGTTCCGCAATCTAAATTGAATACACCCGCTTTAGTGACATCATCACATATGAAATCGCGATGGCTATCGGTTACTCGATTAGCATCTAAGACCACCGGCCTTGGGGCGGAGGTCAGATGTAAAGGGTCTCGGGTTCTAGACTCAGTACCCCATCTGGAAGTTAGGGGCATAGCTAAAATTATATTACAACTAGAGCTGTATTAATTAAATCTCCGGGGCCGTAACAGCCTTGGTTTTTTGAGAACACTCCGTATGTCCATGTTCCATCGGCTACTGCTGTGTGTGTAAATGTGGAGTCTCCTTGTGCGGGAGTTGCAATAGAAGTAGCTCCCGTTCTGAAGTCGCTGTTTGACTGACCTACATGATCGCCTGATTTTACAAATATCTCTAGTGAATCGATATCAGTCTTACCAGCCATTGCAGTAATATCCCAAGTTAAATCTATATCTTTTGCCATGGCTATATTATTGGCAAAGCACTGTACACCATCAACCGGTTGCGCCTTTTCGAATTTTAAACATTTCGGGGTGGGAAACCTTGCGATTCTTTACTTCGATCTTAAGAACTTTTTCCGCAAGAGCCATCGGCGATAATGTCTCAAGAGCGTTAACGATAGCTTTGATGGCAAGGGTTTCTTCTTGATCGGTGTCCCGATCAAGCATCTTGGCAAGGTATCGCGCGCGTTCCTTTTGAAAACGTTTTTCCAGATGGATAAAAGCTTCATCAGTTGTGATTTTTTTAATGTCCGCGAGTTGGTCGAAGACTACTAGGTCGGTCATCTAAGGGTTCCGTCGTGATTATACCCAACGCCGTTAAACACCATCCCCTGGTCAACTACGGGGAATGATGCGTCGTCGTGTGGCATCCCGTTCGGAACATCTGGATCCCAGCGCTTGCTAAAATCTGAGTAGTTACTAGTTACATCGGCTAACGGGAGTTCCGGTAGATACATGGTTAGTGACTCTGTGGATGGTGCTGTGTAATGGAATTGGGCGGTCGTGTCAGTTATAGGGTAATCTATAGTAACTTGTTTTACAGTAAGAGGTAGATTATATAGAGTTAATCTATCTTCCGCTTGCTGGTTGGTGGTGTAAAGCGGGTAGTACTGATCATATGAAATTGGGAAATTCGTTATCTCCAGCTGCGCATTAAAGTAAGGTATGGGAAGCTTAGGCCATAAAGAAAATGGTCCGAAAGTCCAACCGGGCACGCCGCTAAAGTCGGTAGATGTCACATCTATAATCGGTATGTTAGGTACTTGACCGCCTGGTGGGTTGTATGAAACATCCTTAACGCCCCCATAAAGCATGGTGCTCGTTATACCAGCGGAAAATATTGCGTACCCACCCTGAGCGGAACCTGGTACTAAAAAGCTATTACTGTTAGCGATCCAAGTTGGAGCGTCAATAGTTCCGTTCGAGTACTTCCACTGTAAGAACTGTGCATTTGTTTGGATGTCATAATTCGCTCGTAAGACAGCGGGGCCGGAATCCGGAGCGACTAGGGTTAATACTGTGTGCGGTACATCAGCTAAATCTCCCGGACCAGAACCGCTTTCGTTATATGAAAATACTCCGTATGTATATTCACCGTCTGGTACAGCAACATCAACAAATTCCGCCACGTCCGGGCCTACGGAGCCTACATTAACTGCACCAGTTCTAAAGGCTGCCATGTCCGCAACTGCAGTGTGGTCACCCGTTTTTCGATATATGTAATTCCCTACGATTCCAGAAGAGTCAGCCGGGTTACCCCAAGTAATTTTTAAGTCTTTCATTTAAATTATAAATTTAGTTATTTAGTATATCAGGCCGAACGCTTAAGTGTCACGGGGTTGTTATAAGTGGTACCGTCCCATTCGTCTTTCCCATTCTGCGGGCCGAGCCGTCCGTCGTTGTAACCCCAACCCCACAATGAATTGTCTGTTTTTTGAAATATAAAAGCCGCACTGCTAGGAGTGTTACTAGCACTCTCCGCAGATGCCGATTTAACAGAAGTTGCAAATTGAACCGGAGTGTGATCAGCCTCCATGCCAGCCCCAATAGTCGACAATGTTAAACCAGAACCGCAACCCCACAGTGTGTCGTCATTCTTTTTAAACAGGCAACTCGCTCTTCCTGGATATACGTCAGCTACATTGGTTGCCACTTGAACCCAACTAAATTGATCTACCCGGCTAGTCTGCCCGGTAGCACCATATGTTCCTTCACCGCATGACCATAAGATATCGTTATTATCAATGTAGTATGAATTAGTAAGTCCTGCATAACACCGAACAGCGTTAGTAGCAGTGATAGTTGGGTTGTCTAGTTTTACGACGGCTTGAACTTGGGCAAGCTGCCCTTTCGCGTTGTTACCGGCTATAAAAAGATCACCCGTGTCTGTTACATACATACCGTGAGTACTTCCTACAGCTGCATCGACCACATTACTGGCAACTACCTGAGTGTTTTGAATAATCGGTACACCGGGGTTTCCATCAAGAAGCACACCCCAAGCGTTGTCGCCAACTGCCCATAAAGAATTATCTGACTTTACCCAGAGAGTAGAATTTACACTGCCCGACTGGCTGTATCTTATTATATTAGAACCAGCATCTAGAACTTGAGGGTTCCGCCAAACTGTTGAGTTTGCAGAATAGTCAAAATGATAAAGTTCGTTATTTTTTTTATACGCAAGCCCGCGATAAGCCATTCCGCTATAAATTTCACTGACACTAGTATCGACTAATTGAGGTACATAGTATCTAAATGGTGGGATCTGGTTACCCCCACCGTCAGTTAATGGGAAGGCTTGACCTAAAAGCATTAGGTTATTTCCGGAGTCTAAGTAAAAAGTAGCACCGTTCATTTGCGAAATAGCTACCCCAGAAACTGGGCCAAAACCGGGTACTGGTTCAGTCGGAACATCTGTAGTTAGTACAGAATTCAAGCCTTCGGGGGCTCCCGGAACAACGATTTGTGTGGGAGCTACTACTACATTGTTAGGGCCAAATTCTGGTAGTAAAGGAGCTACTACTACATTATCCGGGCCAAACGCTGGTAGTAAAGGAGCTACCACTACATTAGTAGGACCGAAAGGAGGTGTGGTTTGGCATATCTGCGATTTCTTTAAAGCCGGGTGGCGCCACGCTCGGACTATGGCATCAAAATGTCCATCGTCGTCGGTGTCACAGTGAGCAACTTTTATCGAGTCGGCACCGCGAAGCTTCCTGTACTGGATCCACTCCTCCGAGTATTTAAGGATTCTCTTGGGTTGAGAATTACCTTTTAAATTTCGGTATTTTCGGGTCATCCTTGGTATTGGTTCATGCCTTGTGGGTTACTATTACCCATACCAGCAGCGGCTGCCTGAACGCCATCGGTTGGCTCAGGACTTTCTCCCTGCGATGCGGCGTTGTCACCCAACATCTTAGCAATCTCAGCTTCACTCTTTGGATCGGCCGGTGCTTCAGGTGGTAGTAATTCATCAGTCTTTTCAAATCCCATGGCATCAAGAATACGCTTGAGCATAGGACGGATGAATGGACGCATCTCTGGAGGAGATTGGAAATATCTGTCCTGTGTCTGCAAGGCTAAATTCGCTTTCTCTATCGCCCTTTGACCTTGGTCCTGAGACAGTATGACTCGAACATTAATTCCAATATCCTTAATCGCATCAGGAGACATGACTCCAAATGCACGGACATCTCCTTCCATATATTCAAAGACTTCTTCTTCATCAATCGTGGCCATTGATACTTGGACAAGCTTGGTCAAATGATCCTCAAAACCACGGACAATTCTACGCATCCATCGACGACCAATCTTGGATGCTTCGCGCAATGTTGCTTCCACTCCAGTTGCGGTATTGGCCGGAGCCAAGGCTTGGTAATCACCCTGTGCCATATTAGAAACGCCTAACCAAAGCTGGACAATTCCAAATACAAAATCAATTAGATCCTGGGTACGGACATCGACATTAGGGACTGCTGCAAAGTTTATAAAATCATCAATGCTATATTGATCCTTCAATTCAAATATCTTTCCAGCATGCAATTCTACATCCTCCGGCTCATCTTCTACGGCCTGCGGGTTGACACCAATGATCGGATTCGCAGCGAGTTCATTCCGATAGCTTTGGGAATTAAACTGGCGATCTACATATTCTTGGAAACTTCTAATCCGCTCGGGCAAACTAAGTCCGCACCATTTATTACGGTCTTTCCCAATCGATACTACGGTATACGGTACGCGATTATCGGGAGTTAGCTTTGCAACGAATTCATAAAAGATCGGTTTTTCTGTCTCGGGATCGATGAATATGCAAAATTCCTGTGGGTTTCCAGTTCCCAGTACATCACGCTTAATCCAACATTCGAGGACTTGCATGCTTGGATTTTCGTCTGAATCGAAATCTAAATTCTCCGTTCTTTCTTCATTCTTTTCAATAGGACTTCTTGGATTCGCATCCTTATTTAACATGTTATAAAAGTCACCAAAGCTAAGCCATTCACGCTCAAGGAACATTTCCTTAGCCCAACTCAAATCTTTGTCGTACATTTCAACAATGAAGTCAGCATCCTCAACCGATTCGGCATTGGTTGGACATAAGAAACGATCTGAGTCGACGACCTCCGACCTTGGACCTTTGTACTTTACCATTTGAGTAGGGACTCCTTCCGGAAGCGGTTGGAATTCGTGTACACCCGGAGTCATTATGAAACTGGGATCGGATGCAAGTCGAAGTTCTGAGTCTCCGGTCATTGGGTTCATTTCTGGAATGAACTGGTCTTCGCCTTCAATTATTGGTCCTTGGCCTGGGATCTGTTCAAATTCCTGAGTCTGTAAATTAAAGAGTCCATTTCTTTCGTAATCGTACCATGTAGAAATATCTTCTTCGTATACTGCTTTGAGGACTAAAGCCCGTTGGATAAATAAGTGGAGGTATGATTCTTCGAGTCGTTCTCTGGTATTTGCCTGATCCTCAATTTTCCAATTAAAGTATTTATCGTAGGTCTCGGCCATATCGATATCGCCTGCTCCCTGAGCCTCGAATTTAAAGTATGGAGAAGTACCGGTGATCTCATCCTCTGCTCGTGCCATGAAGTGATCGACCACGAGGCTGGTCATAGGAACCGATAAATTAGAGTGGCTAAATATTCCGTCGTACCCTACCCGATCTGTACGATCGTTGTGATACATCTTCCACGAAATCTTATCGTTCTCTATCCGTTCCCTATTATCCTCTTTTAACTGTCGTACTCTTTCGAGTGCGTATTTAACAAGTTTTTCTTCCTGTTTTTTTGTAAGCCGTAAATTTGTTTGTTTCATGAAATTCCAAGCGACTGTGCTTTTTTGATGACCTTAACCATCATATTTAACTCTTTCTCTTCTATGTCCGCAATGCGTTGCGTTTTTTGCGAATCTGTCAGGTTACTTGCACTTTCGACCTTTGACTTAAGTCTGCTGAACTTATTCTTTTGGGCTTCGAATGCTTTTAATTGGCTATTGATTGAGAGTAAAGGTCGGAGGTCGTTGTTGACCAAGCTGTAGGCTTTTGGACTAATCTTCTTAGCATCCTTAACTGCTTTCTCTGCTGTCTTAACTGTGTCCCGAAGGTTGTAGTACAATTCTCTGGTGTGCGAGCCGTAGGTCGTGCCTCGAATGAATCGGTTAACGATTGGAACCTGACCGACATTATCGAT